TTAAGGAGCTCTGCTCCCTAAAACCCACGTATATTAACTTTAAGGAGCTCTGCTCCCTAAAACCCACGTATATTAACTTTAAGGAGCTCTGCTCCCTAAAACCCACGTATATTAACAGGTGGTTTGCTTCGCAAACCACAATTTAACGTAGGAAGGTTTAAGGAAACCATAGGTTTCTTTAAGAGTAGATTGCCGAGTATAGAAGAGAGAGTGTAATATATTTGTCCTAAACCCCCCATAAATTATAACAATCTCTCCAGACTATAATTTATATTTTTAAAAAATTGAAAAGAATTAAACGCATATTTATTTTTTTTATAATATGGGCGAAGTTTGGAAGAAGATTGAAGGCTGGGATGAATATAGTATTTCTAATTATAGTAATGTTAGGAGAGATAATTACAGAGGATTAGGATATAGTAAGATGTTAACTAATACAGATGGAACGGTGGGATTAAATCAAAACGGTAGAAAGAAAAAATATAGTATTTCAACTTTAATGCGTGAAAATTTTAGACAAGAAATCAATACGCGAGAGATTTGGAAAACTATTGAAGAAAATAATAACTATTCTGTATCAAATTTAGGTCAAGTTAGGAATATTAAGACTGGACGAATAATGAAGCAAACTGTTAGACCTGAAGATGGCCGCGGAAACGAAGGATATTGTTATGTATGTTTAGTTGGAGAGATGAAGAAAAGTTATAGGGTTCATCGTTTAGTAGCGTTGGCGTTTATTCCAAATCCAAATAATTATCCTTGTGTAAATCATATTGACGGAAATAAAGAAAATAATAGTGTTGAAAATTTAGAGTGGTGTTCGCAACTATATAATACACAATCTCTCAATACAAAAAAGAAATTTGGTTGTATCACCCCAAAACCAAACGATAGATTTGATGCTGAAGTTTCAATTCAAGGAGTAAGATATATGTTTAGTAGTAAAGATAGAGAGAATTGTGAAGATTGGTTAAACGCAAGAAAGATTGAAACCATATATGGTTTAAAATTAACCGAGGTTGAAAGACAATATAAAGACAAGAGAGTTAAATCATAAATTTTAGAGCAAATATGGTGTCTTTTTTTTTTACTTATTCCCCATTATGTGAGCCATTTCTGGATACCTATTAAATACAGTAAAATAGATAAAAAAATAATATAAAGAATTTGAGCAAAAATTGCGATAAATTCTTTACGAGAAAGAAGTTAAAGGGGAATTCGCGTCTTCACAAAAATATAAAATTATATTACTATATATTTGGTAATATCAACCCAAATATATAATTGTGTTTGTCAACCCATTAAATATAGTATTTTTATATAATCTCTCAATAATATTATAAATAATATTATTAATATATAATCTCTCAAAAATATTATAAATAATATTATAAATATATAATTATGTCATTAAGAGCATTTGATGAACTACAAAAACAAGATTTAATAAAAAAAAAGGAGAACCGTGCGCCTGGAATTTTGATGGATATAGTAAGACTAGAAAAAGAAAGGGAAATAAAAGATGTTATAGATGCTTTAATAAATATGGGGAAAAGACCTCATTCACCAGATAAAATTGTAAATGCAAGGGCATTATATAGAAAAAATACACAAACAAGAGGTAAAACAAAAAAGCGAAGAAAAAAATGCAATTCCCATAAGAAAAAGAAAATCTCTCGACGACGTAAAATATAAATTAAAAAATTTATATATATTTTATAATTTATTTAAAATATCAAATTTATATGTGTATTATTAATTTAGGGTTTTTCTTATAATTAAATACTAAGAATATAACAATCTCTCAAATATTTAATATTTTGTTATAATAAATGGGCACAACAGCCAGTAAAAGTGAGGATAATAAATATGAAAATTGTGTGAAAACATGTAATAAATATAAAGAAGCACCATCATCAGAAGAACCAGCACCAGTATCATCATCAGGAGCAGAAATTACAGGAGGTGGTAAAAAAAGAAAAAAGAAAACAAAAAAACATAGAAAAAAAAAACACAAAAAAACTGGTAAAAATAAAAAAAAGTGAAAAATATTTTAAAAAAGTATTTAAAGACACAACAATAAGTATAGTATCGAGTAAAAAAAAAAAATAATTTATTTAAAAAAAAATTGATTATGATAAAATCTTTTTAATAAAAGATATTCTTAAACATGTTCCGTTAACTCAGTTGGTTAGAGTGTCGGTCTTATGAGCAATGCGCTAAGAGAGCCGAAAGTCGCGAGTTCGAGCCTCGCACGGAACATTTGCTCCTATAATGTAGCGGTTATCATGGGGGATTTTGATTCCCTCAACCCTGGTTCGAATCCAGGTAGGAGCTTTTTTAAAATATTCCTCTATAGCTCAGTTGGTTAGAGCGTGCGGCTGTTAACCGCAAGGTCCTCGGTTCGACCCCGAGTGGAGGAGATACATTATTGAATTTGAATAAAATATAAGCCACCTTCTTATATTTTAACTTTTTGAATTTTTGAAACCTTTTTATCTCTGCTAGTGTGCCCGAGTGGTCTAAGGGGGACGGCTTAAGACCGTCTGTGTTCGCACGCGTGGGTTCAAACCCCACCGCTAGCATTAAATTTTTTTTTCAACAAAAAAAATAATATATATTTTTTGAATATATATTATTTATAAATTTATTTACTTTTTAAGATTTTAACATAATCTTCTGCCTCTTCATATGTATCAAATGTTTTACAAGTTCTAACTTTATTTATAACAATATCTAAAGAAACTCTTCCATTATTAGTAGGTTTTATAGTTCCCAATCCTCTTTTTCTATATTTTGTAATATCCAATTCAGTTAAATTTAGACCATATTCAATTTCAATTCTACGAGCATATAACCAATCCCAACATTTATCTTCATTAGTATTATAAAAATAATATTTTTTTTTATAAATAGTAATTTTTGCTTTATAACTTCCATTATCAGGAACAACACAACCTATATTTACAGTTTTATTAATTGATTGGCAATTTTCTAAAGTAGTAACCCACATTAAATTACATATTCTATTATCTAATTTATTTTTATTTTTATGATGAACTTCTGGTAAATTATTAAGATTTGGAATAAAAGCTTTTGCTACTAATCTACTAACTAAAAATGTATAATGTTTTTTGTTATATAAATAAACTCTATAATAACCATTTTTATTTATATGCTGTTTCATAATTAATCCATCTTTATTTCTAACTCTACCTTCAGTAGAAACATAATAATTATAACCTTCAATTTTCTTCCAATATTCTTTGTCTAAGTCCTCCCAAGTAGTTTCATCCATAATAATTAAAGAAGATAATATTTAAACTTATTCAATTTATTTTTTTTTCAACAAAAAAATAATATATATTTTTTGAATATATATTATTTATAAATTTATTCAACAACCTCATCATTAAGGCTTGCATTTTGATATATTTCTTGTGCGATATCATAAAAGGTAGTTTGATTATAAAAATTATTATTATTATAAAAATTATTGGAGTTATTAAAAGTATCTCTAGTATCTTCATCTGAGTCTGTAGTATAACCCTCTGGTTGTTGATTATTATATCTATTATCATTCCAAATATGATTAATAATATTAGAATGAGGAGAGACACGATTATGATGTCTAAAAGAGTGTCGAATATTACGAAGTCTATTAACAGTATTTAAATTAATATTAGGACGTAAATAAGAGGTAGATTGATGATCACTCGAGGGATTATTAATATTATTAAAATCAGCAGGATATCCTTCGGTATGAGAAGTATCATCAGAACTTTCTTGAGAAATAATATAAGTATTAGAATAATGATAATTATTAGTAGTTGGATAAGAATTTTGAGAAGGAGGGTTAGAATTTCGAGAAGAGGAAATAAGCATGACATCAAGTGTTCTACAGTTTGGACAACTATTGTTAGTAAAACACCAAGTATTCAAACATTTTCTATGAAATTTATGACCACATTTAGTAGTATATAATGATAATTCCAAATTGACATTTTTATTAGTATATTTATCACTAAAACAAATAACACAGTCAATATCTGTGTAAGTAGGGGGAGTCATAATAAAATATAATATTTTATGTTTAATATAAATAAAATGAAAAAAAATATATCAATTTATTTTCTAATATGATGTTCTAAAATTCATTGAACCTAAACGATGATTAGAGCGATGTCTACGTGTATTATTTAATGACATTTGTAAATTATTTTGTGTAGATATAGTATTATTACTAGGAATATTATAAATAATATTATTTTGAGAAATATCAGTATCAATATTATAATCTAGTAAAAATATTTGTAAAATATATTGAAAATATTCATCATAATCCATATAATTATTAATAAAATAAGGAGAGTTAGGATAAGGATTAGGTGTTTGTGTTTGTGTTTGTGTTTGTGTTTGTGTTTGTGTTTGTGTTTGTGTTTGTGACAAATTAAGAATATTAGTAGATGCAGTTCTAAGAGTAGATACTAAATTGTCTGTATTAAAATCAGTATTATTAGGTAAGTCATCAAATATATCAATAGTTCTACAAAAAGGACAAGAATTATTAACTTGAACCCATCGATAAATACAATCAAAATGATATATATGATTACATTTAGTAATAAAGATACGTTTAGCATCAGTTTCAGAGTGAACAAAATTAGAATCTAAACATATAGAACAAGTATCAATCATATATAAAATATATATTAAAAGAATTTAAAGACATATTAAATATAAGTGTATATATAAAAAAACACCTTTTTTTAAAAAAAAATTGATTATGATAAAATCTTTTTAATAAAAGATATTTTTTAAATTCCTGATTAACTCAGTTGGTAGAGTGACAGACTTTTAATCTGCTAGTCGAGGGTTCGAGCCCCTCATCGGGAAATTTGCCCCTGTGACGCAATTGGATAGCGTGCCAGACTTCTAATCTGGAAGTTGTGGGTTCGAGTCCCACCAGGGGTTATATATTTTTTTTTACTGGGCTATAGTCTAGTTGGTTAGGATTAAAACCCGGAGTCCCTGTAGCCCAAAATATAAAGCAAAAATAATTTAAAGTTAAAAAAATAATACATTATATATTTTACTTAAAATATATTATGTATAAAGATAATGAAGAAGATTATGATGAAAAAGCAAATAATAAAGAATTAAAATATCTGGATACTATGGATTCAGAATTTTATATTTATTTATATGAAATAAATAAAGTATTTAAAGAAAAAAAATATAAGAGTAAAATAGGTTCAAAAACTACAGCAGATTCAATAAATCAAACACTAATATATTTTAATCCTATAAATGGAACAGAAAGATTTACATTAAATATTCATAATAAATATTCAATAACTATAACAATTCCATTAAAACAAGGAAACTATTTATATACAACAACATTAAATGATATAATAGATGTTTTAAAATATATAAAAATACATATATAAAAATATTATTATTAATAATATTATAAAAAATGGAACGAGAATTAGATGCTGTTGTTTTATCTGATACTACAAAAAATAAACCAAATTTTAATATTCAAAATTTATACGAACAAACCTTGGCAAAATTAAAAATTAAAGTAGCTGCTATAAATATTCGCTCAAGCACTTTACATCTAATAATAAAATATGTAATGGAATTAGTTGAAGAAACACCTTTAAAAGGTAGTGAACAAAAAGAAATGGCTTTAAAATTAATTAGAGGACTTATAGTTGATTTTACTGATGGAGAAGATGAACGTGTTTTAATTCAATTACTGGATGATGGAACAATTGCAAATATGATTGATTTAATTGTAGATGCTACAAGGGGACGATTAAATGTAAATAGTGCAGTACATGTAACAACAGGATGTTTAAATAGATGTATTCCATATTTATGTGGATAAAATATTTATTATATATATTATGGAATTATCCAGTTTAAATGTAAGTAGTTTATCAAATCAAAAAAAAACAAGGAAATTAAATGCTCAAAAACTTTGTTTAGAAAAAACAGGAAAACCACCATTATTAATTTTAGAAGATTTGGGAGAACTTAAAGAAGATGATGATTTTGTAGACATAAATAGTGTAGAACAAAAATTACATGAAAAATTTGTTCAAGCAAATTTAACTAAAAAATATGAAGAAATACAGGAATTAAAAAAAAAATTAGCAAATAAAAAAAATACATATTCTAATACTAAGTACATATTTGGTCCTAAATCAGAAATTGGAAAAATAGAAACAGATATCAAAGAGAAAGAAGAGAAATTAGAAGATGAAGTTAATAATATAGTAATGAGTGAATTAGGTAAAGGAAAAAGAAAACACAAAAAACGCACAAAAAAACGCACAAAAAAACGCACAAAAAAACGCACAAAAAAACGCACAAAAAAAACACAGAAAAAAAAGACGTAAAATGTAAAAAAAACACAAGACAACACAATATAACACAAGACAATTTTTTTGTTTTTAATTTTTATGAAACTTGAAGAGCAAGCTGTGCCTCTTCCTCCTCAACCTGATCCGCCCAAGATTTAGTAGACTTACCAATAATATCATTCAGATTAAAAGGAGTATACTCAGTATTATCCTCTTTAGTATCGTGCTCGTCTTCATCGGCAATTATCGTGCAAAGTAGCAGGGAGAATGCATTAGATGGCTTAACGACAGGCTTAACCACTTCGATATGCTTAGACTTATAAGACTTAGCACAACGAGGGTAAGTCTTGTCGTGCATCTTACAATACTTAACCGTGTGTCCAAAATAACCACATTTACGGCACTTAGTAGAAAGAAGATAGGGACAAGTAGTGTTGCGAGCAGCATCACGAACATCGTGATTATTAAAATTAGGACGTCCGAGGTCAAAGCACAATTTGCAGAATGGCATTTTGGCAAGAATATAAAAGTATAAAGAAGGCGAATAAATAGAAGATAAAAAAAAAAATCATATTCAATTTTTTTTTTATCTAACAGAAATAAATTAAGGAAGTGATAGATCTAAAGAACTTGTAAATTTTTCAATAGGAGGTGTAGGAGGATCTGAAAACATAGACAATGAATTTCTTCTTTTTCTTTCAACAAAAGATGAAGATTTAATATATCTCGGAGAATTAGTATTATTATTAGTAGAAGAACTAGTAATTCTTTGAGATTTAATATTATTAGAAACATCAATTTTATCTTTATCTTTATCTTTATCTTTATCTTTATCTTTATCTTTATCTTTATCTTTATTAGTTGAAAAAAATTTGGGAATCCGTATGATAAAATTTTTATCATCATCTTTATCAATTTTATCTCTAAATTTTTCATATCTTTTATGAAAATGATGTAATTCTTCATCTGTAATACCACGAATAGCATAATCACTATCAATATTTAATATTTCTTCCAATAATGTTCCTTGTATTGGATCATGTTTATAATTATTGGGAATACAACAATCACTAGATAATCCACATAATTTAAACATTTTTTTGAAACAAATAGGAAAACAATCATAACAAAAAAAATTAATAAAATATTTATTACGTAAATGAACATTTTCAATTTCTTGAGTAAAAATTTTATCAATCATAATATAAGCAGTTTTAAGATAAATAATATTATTTATAAATTTTCTTTTTGCAATATTTAATTGAGAAATTCTATATTTACAAGCCTCGGTTTGGCATGCATTAATTTTATCAGTTTTAATAATAGCATTAATTAAACGTAATTCATTTTTAATATCTTTAATAGAAGTAATAGTTTTAGACTTAAAATCTTTAATTTTTTTTATTAAAGTAAAAATATTAGTATTATAAATAATCGGATATTTGTATCTAATTTTTCTGGGTATTAAAAAAGGATTAGTTTCTTTAATTTCAGAGATTTTTTCTTCAATAGATTTAATTTTAGATTTTAAATAATTAAAATGTCTAACTTCATTTCTATTATCTTCATCGTGATCAATATCGGGACTTTTTTCAGAAATAATATCATTATTATCATGATTAGAATTTTTATTATTAGGATTAATATCAATGTTATTATAAAATAAAAGCAATTTAGCAGAAAGAAATTCAGCAGATGTTTGTAGTTTATCATATTGATGGGCAGTAATTTTATATGCTTGAGCACATGCGTCTAACTTAGTAAAACTAATAATAGATAATAAAAAAGTTAAAAATCCATTAAGACCAGATAATAAATATTCACCTTGAGGATTACATTGAAAATGAGATTGAGCAACAGTACAAAAAGCAGTAATAAACATAGCAGGTATCATCAAAAAATATAATCTATTTAATGAATAATTAGATGCTTCCATATAAATAATCTTATGACCTTTTAAATAACTGGCAAGAATATCAAGGGAAGAAGAATATTTTTGTGCATAATTTAATTTATAATATTTATCAATGTGTAATTTAACATCATTATAAGTTAATTTTCTATAAAAAACATTATTATAATGTTCAGGAAGATTTTTAAGTTGTTTAAAAGAATTATAATTAATTTCTCTATATTGTTTTCTTTTTTTATAATCATCATAAATTTCATTTTCAGATTGTGTAGAGTCACTTGGTTCAGATATAATATGGTCTAAAAATTCAACATTAGTATCTTTACAATCATTATTAGATTTAGAAATTAATTTAATATTAGACGGGTCAATAAAAATAGTATCAGAAGTAAGTTTACCATTTTTTTTTAAATCGGCTAAATTAACAAATGCATCATATTGTTGAAGATCATCTTTATTAAAATTGTCAATAATAATATTTTCTAAATTAATATGATCGGTAGACATATATAAGTATATAAATATTAAAGCTTAAGGAGGTCTGCTCCCTAAAACCCAGGTATATTAAGAGGTGGTTTGCTTTGCAACCCACTATTTAACGTAGGAAGGTTTCTTTACGTGGGACCTGACGACATTAATTTCCAGTAGAACCAAAACCAGCATCGCCTCTATCTGTAATTCCTAAAGATTGAATATCATCTACAATATAAATTTTCATAGGATATTCTAAATTGGGAGGACATAATTGAGCTAATCTGTCGCCAAATTCAATATCATATTCCATAAAATCATAATCATTTTTATTATCAAAAACAGCCTTAATATGGCCTCTATATCCAGAGTCAATAATACCAACAGAATTAGCAAGTCTTAAAGGCGTTTTGATAGGAGTGCTCGAACGAGAATATAAATAATATGAAACATATATATTTTTGAGTTTCATACAAGTAACAATTTTATGGTCAAGAACAACTTTTTGAGCACCAATACTTTCAGTATTTTCTGGACAAAATAAATCAAAACCAGCATTAAAGCAATATTGCTCCATATTAGTTTCATTTTTAGAAATAGCAGTTAAATAATCATCAACAATTTTATTATGTTTATGAATAGAATTAATATATAAATCTTTTAATTCGAGAGAGTCATGATCAATATAAATAAATAATTCATAAAATTTGTGAATAATTGGTAAAGGTAGAGATTTAGGTTCTTCAATTATGAACGTAGTTTCAAATTCAGTTTGATTTTGAGCATCAGAAAGTTTCATATAATCATAAAGTTCCTGACGAGCATAAGTAGAATTCATACAATATGATATAAAATTACCCATTAGTTTTATATCATATTAATAATATATAAATTGTAATCAATTTAAAAAAAATTGATAAAAAAATAATTTAAATAGAAATAGAAATAGATAAGTAATAAAAATGATTAGCAATACCGATATGCAATTTTTAATGCGCGCAGGAATGGAGGCACAGAAGTCACCAGTATTAATGAGACATGGAGCAGTAGCAGTAGCAAGTGGAAAAATTATGGGGACAGGACATAATCATTATAAATGTTTTTCAAAGGACGGATTTATTTCTAATACATGCACTTGTCATGCAGAAATTGCATCTTTGCGTAATATGTTTCATAAGTGCGGGACGAATGCATATGGAAAGCATAGTAATAATATAAAAGTCGGTTTCGTATAATAAAAATAAAGATTTAGATGAAATAAGAAGATTATTTAAGAAAACAACAATATATGTAGTAAGATGTGATAAAAATAATAAGTTTCAAGATTCAGCACCTTGTAATCGTTGTTTAGAAACAATAATACTTTTAAATATAAAAAGAATTGTATTTAGTTCTGTAAATAATACTTTTGTAAGCACAACTCCAGAAGATTTAAAAATAAATCATATAAGTTCAGGTAGTAGACATATAACAAAAACGGTCGATAATAATTTTAACAAAGAAAATATAAAAAAAATTAACAAGCAATAACACGAGCATCTGTGGGGTTATGGCTACATCCTTTTTTAACTTTATCATTAATATATAAATCATATCCCATCGTATAACCTTGAATTTTATTCATATCTTTTGTTATATTACAATTTTTAGTTAAATTAGCAATAATATCTTTATTTTTTCCACTAATATTATTAGTAAGACAATTATTAGTTCCTGTATTATTAGCGATATCAATAAGATAAGTAGACCTATCTACACTACAAGCACTTTTCTTAATATCAAGATGTTGAGATTGTTCTTTTTGATAAAGATTATGTTTATTAAGTAAATTATTATTATTAACATCAAGATAAATTTTATGAGAATTAACAGGATTACATCTAATACCATTATTAAGTTGAGAATTAACAAGTCTGGTTCCTCTTAATCCAGAATAATTTTTTACACTGGACTTAACAGATGTATCGTTTTGTTTACACCCAAGATATGAAAGATTACTATTAGGATTTCCAGTATATGATTGATTAGATGAACTATTCAAAGAAAAATTACCATTAGAATTATTTAATTTTTTAGAATATTTAGTTCCGGCTTTTCTGGCCAATGTTGAACCAGAACCACTATTAACATTAATAGGTTTAGCCCCACTAACAAAACGATTGTGATTCTTACAATAAGCATCTGATGTATAGTTATAGCGCCACATAATTATTATATATAATATAATATTTAAAAAAAAATTGAAAAAAAAATAAAAATAAAAATAAATATAAATAAAATCTAAAAAAGATACAAATAGTAGAAAAGTATATGTCTACATATATTCCTCCTCACCTTCGAAATAAAGTAAATAAAGTAAATAAAGTAAATAAAGTAAATAAAGTAAATAAATCAAACAATGTATCATCAAAAAAAGAATTATTAACTTTTAAATGTGAAAATATTTTGAAAGAAGAAGATTTCCCAGAAATAAATGGGGTAAACAATAACAATAATAATAATAATAGATTATGGAGTAAAAGTTATGTTGAAATGATAGAAAAACAAGATAGAGAAGATTTAACAAGTAATTTAAATGAAAATAAAATAAAATTAGGTTGGACAATGATAAAAAGAGATGAAAATTTAAAAATAAAAATAGAAGAGTCAGAGGAAACAAAAAATATGAGAATATATTTAAAAGAAAAAAGATATAATAAATTGTATAATAAAAATTTAAATAAAATGATAGAGAGATGGAATAATTTTAGAGACACAGAAAATTTTATACGAGGAGATTTATCACCATACTATAATTACAAAGAAGAATTAGAAAGAATTATAAATGAAGATTTAAGATTAGAAGAAGAAATAAAAGAATATAATAAATTAATTGAAATAGAATCATATAGTAGTGATTCAGATAATTAATAATAATGAGTTAAGTAAATTATTATATAAAATTTTTTTTATATAATAATGGAAGATATTGAAGATTTATTAAAAGAAGTAAATGAATTAGAAAACAATACAGTAAATAATATAAACAAAATAAATATAATAATTATAAAAGTAAATAAAAATGAAATAGAAGATATAATGAAAAAAAAACAAAATATAAAAAATAATAATATATCAAATATATTATTAAATGAAATAGTAGATAAAATAAAAAATAATTATTGTAATAATGAATATGAAATAAAATATTTATTAAATTTTTCAATAAAAAAAGATATGAATGAATTAGAAAATTTAAATAATGAAACAATAAAAGATAAAAAAAATTATGAATTAAATATTTTAAAGAAATTAGAAAATATAAATAATAATGATATTTTTTTCACAAAAGTAAACTCTTTAATATTTATATTAAATAAATCAGAAAAAATTTATTATATAAAAAGAAAAAAACAAAAAAATAATATTACAAAAAAATTAAATAAATAATATTAAAGTATAAATAAATAATAAACTAATGTTTAACGATACAAGTAATATAAATTTAATAAATAATTTAGTAAACTATAATATTGAAATAATTGATTTATCAAACATAGATAATAATAGAATAGATAGTTCAAGAAATTTAATAGTGGGAGAATTATTAAATATGAATAATAGTTTAAGGCGAAATTTATTTTTAAATTTACTGGAAAACAGTATAGAAAATATATTAGATAATAGAGAAAATTTATTTTTAGAAAATTTTATAAATAGTACATTTGAAACAGATAATAGAAAAAAAATAAAAAGAGTAATAAATGATGAGGAATTAAATAATTTAAAAATTGAAAAATTTAATAAAAATAAAAGATATAAAAATATGGAATGTCCTATAAATTTAATAAATTTTGAAGAAGGTGATGATATAATAATGTTAGCATGTGAGCATATTTATATGGCAGATTCAATAAAAAAATGGTTAACTGAAGAATCAAATTGTTGTCCAATATGTAGATTTGAATTAAAATTTAAAGAAATAGAAAATAATGAAGAAACACAAATAAGTTTTGAAAGAAATGAAGAAAGTTCAAGAGGTGAAATAAGTGAAAATAACGAAGATATATATTCAAATAGAATAGATTTAAATAATTACAATAATTATGATATAACTTTACAAGAAATATTATTAAATAGTTATTCTTCTTTAAGGAACTCGGAAGGCTAAAAGGAGATATATAAAGTTATAAAATTTCGTGGTTAAAATTCTTAATAATATTAAAATTATTATGATTTAAAATAATATTAAAATCAATATAAGCATAATTTTTATTAAAAAATAAATCATAATCAAAATTAATATCTAGTAATAATAATTTAAATTTATGATGAAAATCATGAATAAAATTGTTTTCTTCTAAAATTTTAGAATGATTATTTTTACAATATTTAAAAACAAAAGAAAATATAGAAATAAATTGGTGAGAGGATAATCTATATCTGGGGTCAGGATAATAAACTTTTTTAAATAATTGATTAATAAATCCATAATATATATCAATATAGTTTTGAGAATTATTTTTATTAGATTTATTTAAAATTTCATTTTGAATTTTTTTATATAAATTTTGTATAAAATTAGAAGACAAACTATGTAAATCATAATATTTAAATACATAAGGTAATAATTCAGCAACGATATCCGATATATATTGATATTTATTTTCAGTATCATTTTCAGGTAAAAATTTATAATAATAATTAGATATTATTTTATAATATTCGTTAAATTCATTAGGTTTAAATATATCTTTCATTTCAGGCCACAGTTTAAAAGAATTATAAATATCATTTACAAAAAAATCAATTAAGTCTTTAGTAAGGAAATTTTTTTCAAAATTACTGGAAACATTAATAGGATGAAATTTTTCAAGTGGAGTATCAATAAGTAGATTATTATAAGTAATAAATGAGATAAATTTTTTTTCAGTAAGATACCAATAACCTCCTCCTCGCTCATAATAAGGGGCCCAGCATATAAAAATATCTTTAATTTTATGAAAATCAATACCAGAAACATATTTATAACAAGATTTAGTTTTATAAGACATGCCAAAATCAATAATAATAGGTTTTTTTAAATCTAAATCATACATAATATTATTATTATGTAAATCATTATGAACTAATTTAATTTTATTAAAAATATAAATACTATTTAATAAATAATATAAAGAATAAAAATAGTTATTATAAAAATTATCAGGTGAAAGTTTATTAAAATAGTTAGTTAAATAATCACCTAAAGGTCTACCTTTAATATATCTCATATAAAACATATAATAATCTTTATTGATAAAATAAAAATAATTTGAATCAGAATATTGATTGAATACACTATCATTACATTTTTTTGTAATATAATCAAACATATTAGAATCTTTAATTTTATTAAATTTAATAATATTATGTTTTTCAACAGGTGCAAATCTTTTATTATAATTTTTAATTTTATATTTAATAAAATTACTTATATATAATTCATTCTCACTATCTCTGGTAACTTCTTGAATTTTATTAACTAGATGTTTACTACGATTAGTTTTACATTTTTTAGATTTACAATCTAAACCAGGCATAAAAGTACAACCAAAAGAACCTTGCCCTAAAAATTTTTGTTTACGAGATTTATGTTTTTTACCTCCTTCTTGTGAAAAATCGATGAATTGTTCAGGTTGTTCGAGTAGTATTAGTTGATTATTATCTGTAATTTCTATAGTTTGCATTATTATTATATAATATAATAATAATATTTATCTATCACAAATATAATGAGTGAACAATATGAAAGTTATAATTTATTTTTAGAACCATATTATGATAATGTTATAAATTATTATCATATTTTAACAATAAATAAACAACCTCGTGGACCATTATCAAATTTTATAAAATTAATGCCTATAAAAAATATATCTACAAAAATAAATAAAGCAAATGAAAATTATTGTGCTTTTACAATAAAGAATAATATATTAGGTAATATAACTCATGATAAATTAAATATTTGTACATTAGATGATATAACTGAAGTAATAGATTTTATAAATAACAACAATTATATTATAAATAATATAATAACTGATATATTATCAAATAATAATTCAAAAAAATTATTATTAAATTTTAAATATAAAATAAATTGAAAAAAATAATCTTCATTATTATAATTAAATAAAAATGAATAATGAAGAATTAATAAAAAAATATAAAAAATCTCTAAATGATATAGAAAAAAAAGCATTAGAAATAGCAGAAAAAAATCTTGAAACATCATTTAATATAGAAAAATCAATTGGATTTTTAGAATTTTTGAAAAAGGAAGTAGGTTCTTAATAACTTTAATGATGATGTGTATTTAACATAAATAAAAGTAAAGAAATAATACCAAATGCCGAAGCAACAATTTGTAATTTAGTTAATTTTTCTCCTAAAAAGAAATAACCAATATAAAATAACAAAAGAAAATGAAACAAATGCCATATAACATTAGCAACACCTAAACTTTGAAATTTTAAAAGACTAAATGCGAAATATCCAGTAAATGTATAAAAAAGAATACCTATTGGAACTAATTTATAATTGTCAAGTTTATATGATAATTTAAATAAATATTGGGCGAAAACTTCAGAAATAATTGAAAGAAATATGAAAACATAAAACAATATATTCATTATATATAATTTAAGATTTTAAAGATTTTTTGAAATCTTTAAAAGATATATTTTCATCTCTCGAGATAACTTCAAAATCATCTTTTTTTTTTATACTAAAAATTTGATTATCAAGATTATCAAAAGAGATAATATTATCATCAATATTATATAAATCAAATCCTATAATTGATTGAGTAAAATCTTTAATGAGACCATTATATTTAAATTTATTAGAAACATAATCCTCAACAGATTTTACTTTAATTTTTTTATTGCTTTTAGAATAGAATATATTATTTTTATTTTCTTTAGCATCATTATCAGTATTATCAGTATTATCAGTATTATCAGTATTATCAGTATTATCAGTATTATCAGTATTATCAGTATTATAGGAATAATTTTTAGTATTAATATATTTTTCCTTATTATCATAATTATCAATATATATGTTTTTACAATTATATTTAACAGAATAAATTCTAGCTATTGTATCTAAAAAATCAAAAGGTAAAACATGAGATTTTTCATTTAAATAATAATTAAAAGTTACATCTTCAGAATCATAATTCATAATAATTTTATAAGTTTTATCTCTAAAATCAAAAGTATAATTAATATATTTAACGTATAATGTTTTTAAAAATTCGTCGTCTTTGATTTCTTCTAACTCATAATATTCATCAAGATATTCAACTAAAAATTTATCATATTCATAATTTTCTTTATTTTCAGTATATAATTTTTCAAATTTTTTAACACAAGGATTATGTAAATAATAAGAAACATAAAGAACTGCTAAAAAAGAACCAAAAAATAAAGATGATAGAATTTTAATAATATTAATAAAAAAAAATGTAAAATTTTGTAAATAATTATTTATAATAGGAAAATAAGTAGTAGATAGTTGTGTATTATTAATAGTAAATTCAAGTATAGTTGAATTCATAATATAATAAAATATATGGAATATTTTTTATATTATTTAATTTTATAATAATGTCATTCAGTATTTCTTTGATTATAAACTTAAAAACCGCAAATGTATGTGAATTAGAAAATTTAATCAAAGATTCAGGTCAAAATAGTAATGTAAATCATATCTATTATGATTATGAACTGGAAGGCATAAATAATCATATAAAAAAAAATAATAAAATGATAATTTTAGAATTTGAAGATGAAGAGGATTTTATAATTTTTTTAAAGTTTATTAAAACAATAAAAGAATTAAAAATAGAATATATATATTATAATAATTCAATAATATATTGTAGCAAAAAATATTTTAATGGTATATCAGATAGAGAATATGATAAAAAAAAAGTATTAAATTCAATAGAAAATAATAAAAAAAATTTTAAAAAAATAAATAATATATTAAATTTAGAATAATAATTCTACCTTTTTAATGATTTTCTTTTTCTAGGTTTTTTTAATGACTTTTTTTTAGGAGGTCTATTAGTTTTTTGTGTAGTATTTTGAAGATATAATACTTGAGGTAATGCTTGAAATGTATCAATATCTTTTTTCATATTATCAATTAAATTATACTTATTACTATTAATAGAATTAAAAAATTCTTCTAAATTATCATACTGTCTATTAATAGATAAACCATTATTAGTAAGAGATACATGAACTTGATTTGTATTGTAAGGATTAACCGCAAATTTATATTTTTTATCTTTAACATTAAATCCATTAATATTTTCAATATGTTCTCCCGAACTATAAACTTTAAATACCATAATTATATTATTAATATATAAAAAATTTATATTAATAATTTAATGAGAACATTAAAAAATAAAAAAAATAATAAAAAAACAATAAAATTGAAAAACTTAAAAATTATTTCACATAATAACAATATGAATGGCGGAAATAAAGATTATAAAAATGAATATATTGAAATTCTAAAACAATTAGAATATTATAACAGAAAACATGAAAAGGCTCAATTTAAAGCAAAAATTTATAGAGAAGCAATAGAAACTATAAAAAATTTAGATACTAAATTAACTTCATCAAAAGATATAAAAGAATTACCCGGAATTGGAAAAGCAATAACAGATAAATTAGATGAATACATAAAAAAAGGTGAAGTTAAAAATGTTGAAGAACTGAAAAAGAAATATCCAGAAGCTGAAGAAGAATATGAAAAAGAAAAAATTAAACAAGAAAAAAAAGAAATATTTTTACAAATTCATGGAATAGGCGATTCAGCAGCAGAAAAAATAGTAGAATTAGGAATAACAAATATAGAAGAATTAAAAAAACGTAAAGATGAATTAATTCCTGGTAAAGGTTCAAAAAAAATAAAATTATTAAATGATACGCAACAAAAAGGATTAATATATTATGAAGAAACAAATGAAAGAATTCCAAGAGATGAAATAACCAAATATGAAATATTATTAAAAAAACATTTTATAGAAACAGTAAATGAATATGATGAAGATATTTCAAATCATAAATTTGAAATAGTAGGTAGTTATAGAAGAGGAAAAAAAGATTCAGGAGATATAGATATAATTGTAACATCTAAAAATAATAACAAGACGATATATGATAAATTTTTAAAAAATTTAAAAACCAATAATATAATTGAAGAATATTTAAGTAATGGTGAAAAAAAAAGTATGGTTATTGGTAGATTAAATAAAGAATCAAAAGCAAGAAGATTAGATTTCTTGTATACTCCAGCAGATGAATATGCATTTGCAATATTATATTTTACAGGTTCAAAAGAATTTAACACAGCAATGAGACAATATTCATTAAATAATGAATTAACATTAAATGAACACGGATTTCATAAAATGAAAAATAAAATAAAAGGTGATAAAATAACTTCACAAATATTTGAAAGTGAAAAGGATATATTTGATTATTTAAATTTAGAATTTAAAGAACCATTTGAAAGAATAGATGAAAAATCAATAATTATAAAAAAGAAAGAAGAAAAAGAAGAAGAAAAAGAAGAAGGAAAAGAAGAAGAAAAAGAAGAAGGAAAAGAAGAAGAAAAAGAAGAAGGAAAAGAAGAAGAAAAAGAAGAAGGAAAAGAAGAAGAAAAAGAAGAAGGAAAAGAAGAAGAAAAAAAATTGAAATCACCACCAAAAACTGTTAAAATAAAAATTCCAAAATCTAAAGCTGAAACGCTAAAAAAAATAGGAAAAAAACCCAAAGAAAAAATGATATTTAACAATTTAGAAAAATTTAAAACAGAAGGTATTGATACTCTAAAATCTTTAAGTGAAGATGAATTAACAGAAATGTTAAAGTTGATTAATAAAACTTATTATGATTCAGATTCTGAACCATTGCTAAGTGATAATGAATACGATATTTTAAGAGATTATATATTAGATAAATATCCGAACAATAAAATAGCATTAGAACAACATACTCAAGTTAAATTAGAAAAAACGAAAGTTAAATTACCATATGAGATGTGGTCTATGGATAAAATTAAACCTGATACAAAAGAATTAGATAAATTTAAAAAAAAATATAGTGGTCCTTATGTTATTTCTTGTAAATTAGATGGAGTTAGTGCTTTATATTCTAATGAAGAAGGGAAACCAAAATTATATACACGAGGTGATGGAAAATACGGACAATCTATAGACCATCTTATAGAATATATTCACTTGCCTAATATGGAAACTGAAAATATAACACTAAGAGGAGAATTAATTATTAAAGAAAAATTATTTCAAGAAAAATATTCCTCCAAATATTCAAATTCAAGAAATTTTATAAGTGGACTAGTAAACAAAAAAAAATTAACCAAAGAAGATATAAGCATTCTAAAAGATATAGATTTTGTAGGCTATGAAGTAATAAAACCTGAAAATTTAAAACCTTCAGAACAATTAAACTTAATATTAAGTTTAAACGTAAAGTGTGTTAAATTTATGGATTCTATAATAAAAGAACAACTAACAAATGAATTTTTATCAGAAAAATTAGTAGATTGGAGAAGCAATTATGAATACACTATTGATGGAATTATTTGTATTGATAATAAAGTTTATCCTAGAGAAAGCAAAAATCCTACTCATGCTTTTGCTTTTAAAATGGTTTTATCCGATCAATCAGCAGAAGCGAAAGTATTAGATGTATTATGGACAGCATCAAAAGATGGATTCTTAAAACCAAGAGTTAAAATAGAAGAAGTAAATATTGGAGGAGCAAAAATAAATTATGCAACCGGTTTTAATGCTAAATTTATAGAAGATAATAAAATAGGTCTTGGTGCAGTAATTAAAATAATTCGCTCTGGTGATGTAATCCCAAAAATTGAAGAAGTAATTACACCAGCCGAAAGACCTTTAATGCCTAAAGAAAAATACACTTGGAATGAAACACATGTAGATATAATGTTAGAAAATAAAGAAGAAGATGAAATAGTAAAACTAAAAAATATAGCAGGTTTCTTTAAAGCAATTGAAGTAGAAGGATTAGGAGAAGCAAATATAAAAAAAATAATAAAAGTAGTAGGAGATAGCATTGCAAAAATAATAGCAATGTCTATAAATGATTTAATAGAAGTAGAAGGATTTAAAGAAAAAATGGCAACAAAAATTTATAATTCAATTCAAAAACAAATAGAAAAATCATCATTAGGAAAAATAGCATCAGCAAGTAATATTTTTGGAAGAGGATTTGGAGAAAAAAGAATTGAAATAATTTTACAAGAAGAACCAAATATAATAAATGAAGAAATATCAAATAATGAAAAAATAAATAAATTAAAGAAAATAGATGGAATGGCAGTAAAAACATCAACAAAATTTGTAGAAAAAATCCCTGAATTTAAAAAATTTATAATTGAAGCAAAATTAGAATATAAATTAGAAAAAAAAGAAATAAAAAAAGAAATAGAATCACCAAAAAAAGAATTACCACTAAGTGGAAAAATAATAGTTTTATCTGATGTAAAAGGAAAAAAAGAAATAGGTGAAAAAATAGTAAACTTAGGAGGATTAGTAGAAACAAATATAACAAAAACAGTAAATTTATTAATTGTAGGTTCAATTGATGACGAAACTTCAAAAATGAAAAAGGCAAAAGAGTATAAAATAGAAATAATGTCGTTGGAGGAATTTAATAGTAAATATAATTAAAAATTAATATAATTATTTTGTAATAAATATATTATGGATGATTTAATATTTAAAAATGGATGGGTTTATGTAAATGCATTTTTTTATGGATTTTGGATAAAAGAATGCGAATTTAATAAATATAAGAAGAAAAATTTAATAAATATTAAATCAAAATAATATATAAATGAAAAATCCATAAAATAAATTAGATTAAGGAGCTCTGCGAGGGAGGTTGCTTGCCCCTCACGCAACAAGCCTTAAGACTTATTATATGAGCGTCCTTCGTCCGCTTTAACGAACCTAAAACCCACGTATATTAACAGGTGGTTTGCTGAGCAAACCACTATTTAACGTAGGAAGGTTAAGGAAACCTAGGTTTCTTTACTGGAAGATGCTTCATGATTATTATTACCTTTTCTTTTTTTATTAGAATAAGCAGTTAAGTCAGATTCTTTGAATTTACCAGTTTTAAGTTCATATCTACAAATATCAGGTTTATAAATAACAATAATAACAGATTGATTATAAGTTTTTGAAATTTCTACAAATTGCTTATTACAATATTCTAATAGAGTATTGTATTCAGTAATTAAACTAATAATTGAATGTAAGACATTAATTAAATCATCAATTTTACGTGAATCTTTAATAGAAATTTTAGAATAAATATGAGATAAATTATTAAATTTTTCTATTCCTATAACACTTAAAAGTTCATAAATATTTAATAATTCAGTATGTTTTTTTCGAGCAGTATCATTTTTTAAAATATTAGTAGCTAGTTCTTGTTTAGTTTTTCTATTTAAAATATATTGAACCGTTAATTCATCATTATTATCCAAATGTCTAACTTTTTGTCTACAATGGATGAGATTAACATTAGTAATATGATTAATAACTCTATGAAGTTCCATCGTTATAAGAGTAAAAGTATTAACTGAAGTAATATCATATTCTTGAATAAATTTATTAACAATATTATATGTTTTCAAAGTATTAAACCATTCCGGTTTAGAAAATGAAGAAATAAATCTATTTAAACCAGTTAAAGTATAATAAGGAACTAACCCCCCACACAAAACATCTCCAGGATTTCTTGGTGCTTGTTCTCCATTATTTTGATTTCGCATATATTGATAATAATGAGGATTATGAATTTGACCTCCATATATAACTTTACCAGTATTCCAATTAAAAGCAACTTTACATTCAGTACACCACATTTGATCACAACCACTAATCTTAAAAATTCTAACTCCACAATGAGGACAACCTTTAGTTTCTTTCTTAATTAAAGCCGCACTTTGTAAATTAGCTTCTAAACAAGTATGTGGTTCATCTTTAGTATATCCAACAATTTCATAACAATCAGGACAAGTATAAAGTTTGCATACTTCACATTTATATTGAGTAGATAAATAGCCTTTACAATTATCACCAGGACAAGGCATAATAAATTTTTTCCTTTCTTGAGTAACTTCACCGTTTTTAATTTTATTAATTTCAACTCTTTTAAGATTTAATTTATTTAATGATTCAAAATATATTTTTCTTACTTCTTTAAATTCTTTATCAAATTCAAGTAATTCTTTAGATTTATCTTCAATTAACTTAGTCCTTTCAACTAAATTCATTAATTCCGGCGTTTTACTAATCTCACGATCAACTAATAGAATTTTACGATGTTTCTTATAGTCACCATCAATATAAGATCTATTCAAATTATCTACTAAAAATTTAGCACTCCATTGAGTTTTACAATCCATACAATGAGGATCTTTAGTAGTAGAAAGTAAATATGTTCTTACGCAGGTTTTACAGGCATCAAAACCACATATACAAGTAATTTTGGCATTAAGAGATTTATTAAATTTTTCACAACAGATATTACAAGTCATATCTATTGAATTTAATAAACAAAAAAGATATAAATATTAATTTCAATTTTTTTTTAATTAATAAATTGTTGAATAAAAGTAAAATTATCATGAAAATTAAATGAATTATCATTATAATCTACAACACGAGGAGATGTAAAATATTTACTAAAATCTAAAAGTTTAATAATACTTGTTGAATTTCTAATTATAAATTTAACATCTTTTCTTTTATTAATATATTCGGAAAATTGAAGTTTAATATAATATTTTTGACAAATCTTAAACCATAATTTAATAATAATTTTTAAATTTTTATAATTATTATTACTATTAGTATTAGAATTATTCATAATTAATCTTGTATGAATTTCACCTAATTTTTTACTAATTAAATTTAATAAATTAAGCCAAAATAGTTTATTATATTTTTTAGGAAAATTAAATTTAACAACAAAATCTAAAAATACAATATAATCATAAAGAATATTTTTATCTATAATTTTATAAATATCTGTATTAATAAAATTATAAATACTTTTAATAATATTATGACAAAGTTTATTATAGCGAAATTTATGAATAATTTTATTAACACTACTATTTTTCAAATTAATTAGATAAATATGATTAACTAAATCTGGTGGTAGTAAAAATAATAGATAAAAATATTTCATAAAATTATTGTAAGTTAATGTAAAATAAAAAATATTATAATAAATCAATTTTATTTTTGTGGGGAAATTGCCTTAAGGAGCTCTGCGATTAAGGAGCTCTGCTCCCTAAAACCCACGTATATTAACTTTAAGGAGCTCTGCTCCCTAAAACCCACGTATATTAAC